AATAACTTGGTCGGCGTGCGATGGTATATCTTCTCTGTCACGGTAGTAAGTTGGCAAGCCTGACGTTTGTAGGATGTTTATTACTTCGTCTCTTGTGAAATGTTTTTTCATGCTTACCTCCTATAGTTGCTCTCTAGTCTCTATGATTGCGTAATGTGACGATGTGTCTACGGTGACTGATCTCACTTTGTATGTCACGCCATCTACTTTTACATAGTCCAGACCTCTTTGTGTAATGTGGTGTCCGCGAACTTGAAAACGTTTTGTTAGTGGTAGACCGTCTTTTAAAGCTTGATCTGTTCGGCGTTGATAGATGCGTTGTTCTGATGCTTTGGCTTTTACCCATGTTACCGATGTTTCCCAGACTCCATTTTCTACTTCTTCGCGGGTGTTGTAACCTAGTTCAATTATTAGTCGAGTCTTCGGCATCTAAACACCTCCACGGTCAAACTTTGCTTTTAGGTCTGATAACTTTGATAGTAGGCTTTTGTCGATCCATGCTTGTGTTGTAACTGAAGCGTCCGACATATTCTTGTCAAACTCACGTAGGACACGCAAGCAAACGTAGGACAGTGCGGTTTCTTCGCTGATTACGTCAAGTTCTTCTAACCGTGTAGTGTCTTCGTCAATCAGTTCAACAGGCACACCAGCAAGGGCGAGGGTTGAAAGCGACTGGTTGATTAGGAGTAAGAGTTGATCATCAAAGTCGGTTGTGTTTTCACACTCTACATAGATTTTTACTCTGTTTAAGATTGTCATTATAACAACCCCATTCTAAAGAAGATCGCCGCCAACTGTTCGCGGGTGACTGGGTGTCGCGGGTTCTTCCCATCCATGATCATTTGATCTTGCGCACGCTTCCACGCTTCTTCGAAGTCTCTCCAATTGTTAGGCGTTTGATTACGTCCGAAGATGCGGTCTTCCAGCTCTACAATTGTGCGTCCTTGACGGTCGATCAGTGCGGCTTGTTTGTCGATTAACTCTTTAAGCTCTTTGTATTGTGACATTGTGAGATCACCCCTTTCTTTTTTCAACTCTTCAGCTATATCGTTTCGGAAGTCTGCTAGAGTCTTTCCGTATTTAGAGAACCAATGTTTCACATCTCCGTGATTACTCCCCCAACCTCTGCGATATGCGTCTGCGTGGTCGATTATCACTCCGTCCGCTTGTGGGTTCCAGCTATACAGTTTACAAAGGTGGGCTGATACTTCTACAGCTTCTCTGTATACAGCGTTGAAGTAGTCACGACTTTTCAAATCGTCCTCGCAAATCTCAATACCTATGTGCGTATTGTATGCGCTACCTCCTACGTGCCACGCTATTTGATCCCATGGTAGGACTTGGTATGTGGCAATACTTCCATCAGCTAACTTACCGAGGAAACCGTGTACTGACACTTTGCGTCCCGCTGGGCGAAATACGTTCCATGCGTTGCCGTTTGGATTCTTCCCCAGCTTTCCATCGTCTGGTTGGACGTACCGTGAAAGGCGCGGATTGTTTGCCCCTGTGGAGTGCCACACTATGCCTTTTGGTGTCATTCGGCGGTTTAGGATATATGTTTCCGTCATCGTGAAGATTTGTTTATTTAGGTTCATGCGGCTCACTCCTTTACTTTTTCTTGGCGGGTGCTTTTTTCTTTGGTTCTGGTTTGACTTCTTCTAGGTAGTTTTTCACTGGGCTTGGTACTCCCTCTAGGTCGCAAGGACTTAGGTATACTAAAGAGTCTACTTCCATTGGAATCTCCCACTTACCGAGGAGAAAGTGCTTGATTACTTTGTATTGTTTCAAGGTGTCCATCCTCCTTATGTTAGTGGGTTATGGAATGCCAATGAACGTTGCCATTGTGCAAATACGGCGGTGTTTCTGAACATTGTTCCGTCATCTGGTGGGAAGTTTACGTTGCTTGTTTCTGGAACAACAAACTTAATTCCATCGTTGTTGATTGTTAAGTATGGAAACTCACCAGAGGTGTTGTAGAACATTTTCGCCCAACTTCCTGCCATATTTGTCTCATACAGTCTTGTTATCGGCTCTATGTCGATATTGGCAAATTCGTAATTTATGGCGGCTAGTTCTGGGAAGTCGTTCTCGTCACATATTAAAACTTCTTGTTGTTGAAACCCTCTCGCTTCTGTGGAGATTGTCGGTACTTGGGCAAACATTCTATAAAATGTCCAACCACCCTGCCTGAATCTGCGGATACGGAATGTCATTGGTCGCGTCACATCAGGCATGTTGTATGAAGCCATTTTCACATCAACAGTGAATAACTTATCTTCTACTGTTTCAATGTCGTTGCTTGCGTTCTCAATGAAGCCTGTCATTTTTGGTTCTGTGACTAGGCGGTTCTTTTTGAATGCGGTGATCAATTCTTGTTTATTCATGGTTGTCACCTCTTACGGTCTTACGTCATCGGATCGCCAAATACTTCTCATGGCACTCCAAATGACTGACTGTATTTGCGTTGATGAATCTACCATTGTGAATGGTGATTCACACCGTAAAAAAATGCCGTCATCGCGTAGTTGTACGCTTATGTTGTTTGCATACTGGAATGAGCGTACGCCTGTTGATTTTGTTAGTGTGATAGTTCTTGGTACTTCTCCCATTTCATCAGAGTAGGTTAGTCTTGCAATCTCTGGGAAGTCTGAAACCTTACCGATTTCATACTCTCCTGCTGGAAGCACTAAGTTTGCTCCTGATCTGTTTTCTAGGATTCCACGGTACCAGTATGTAAGACCGCAAGAGTAGCGGCGTACACGGTAGAACAAGTTTGGTACGGTTGGGCATTGTACTTCTACAGAGTTGACGTTTTGAATGTCTGATGTTGTGGACTCTATAAGTGTTTCCATGTTCGTACCAGTTACAATTTCGTTATCTGCGAACATTGGAATTAATACTTCTTTTTGTTTCCCTGCCATTTTAAAACTCTCCTTTTTTTAAATAGATACTAGGAGGAGTAAAGGTGTACAGTTAAAATGTGTCACAGAAACCCTGTGTTGGCTACTGCACCCCTTTACTCCTCGTGTGTTTATTTCCGATAACGGTTTGTAACGCTCATATAGAGAAGTTACTTACCAGATTGTTGTTTTTCCCACGCTTTGTACATCTCCATGAAGTCGTGCATTTCAAGTGTGACGAGCCAAGGTGAGTAATTTACTTTGTGGAACACGGTTGGTATCGCTTTACCGTCTGCGTCTTTGACTGATTGCTCTAATGCTTTGCGCACGTTTAGTTTTTCTACGTGCTTGCACTCTATGTGAATGCCTTTCAATCCTGATACGTCTGGGGAGTCTATGCCGCCTTTTTCATAAAGGTGTTGACTGCGTTTTGCGTTGTAACCGTAGTCCTGTAGTTCTGCGCATAATTGGCGTTCTGCGCGTTGTCCTTTTGCTCTGCTATTTGGCATATGCCTTGTACCTCACTTCTGGTTTTTATAGGCATCTTCTTAGGCGTTCTTGGAACTACCAGATATATTCTAAAGTAGAACCTACCTCACTAATTCCAACTGTGAAAGGTTCGCCTAAGGTGCCTCGAAAACCGTTGCCGCTTTGTACTCTACTAGAGAGCCGCCGACTAGACCTACTACCTCGTAAGTTCCACGGTTGTCAGGTAGAATGTCGTATTGAGTCAAGAAGTCTGGGTTTGTCGGCGCGTCACCGATCAGTAGATATGAGCCAGATGCAAATGCGATTAAGTCATCATCTGTCATGAAGTCGTAGACGATGAATGTAAGACCTAAGATTTCGTTCACACCGTTGCGTACTGGTGCCATGTGGTTTGTGTTGTACCAGTTACCATCTGCGTCTTTAGCGCGTCTGAACTTACCTGCGGTGGCTTTGCTACAGATAACTACTGGTGCTCCTTGCGCAAGGATTAGCTCGATACCCTCTACTAGTGCGTCAACTTCTTGGAAGCTGAAAGATGTAGCGGTCAAGTCGATTGGTTTCACAGAGAAAAGGTCTGTGTTTGTTTCGGTTGCGATAGCTTTGATGTACGGTGCTAGTGTTGCGTCAGTACCAACAAGCAAAGCACGCTCTACGCCACGTACAACGGACTTCATTAGTTGATCGATAACGTATGCGTACATTCTGCCGCCAGTTGCTTGATCTAACTTGTGTTGCGCGTAACCCATGCGGATCAAAGAGTAAATTTCTCCTGCGTTGATCACGAATGAACCGAACTTGAAGTTTTGTTCAACTTTGGTGGTGGTGTCTGTCAAACGTCCTGTAGCGAATGCGCGTAGTGTTTGTTCGTCAACTTCCATTACATAGTTTGGGTTGCTAGATACGTAGTTTAGTACGCCTGAATAGTCGGCGAAGAAGTCTTTAATACGGTCTAGTACTGGGCGCGGCATGAAAATATCATCGCCTGTGATGCCTTTTTCCTCTAGGTGTGCTGTCCATTTTGCGTGAAATTCTCCACGGTGGTTTGTCTCACCAATCATTTGTACCCAATCGTTGGCGGCTTTTACGGTTTCTAGGTAGTTGCTCATTTTTTCATTCTCCTTTTTAAATGTTGTTTTTCGTTTCGCGGTGGCTTCTGTGGCGGCGGCTTGCGCGTCTTCGATCTCTTTGATCTCTGCGTCAAGTTCTGTGATTTGATCGCGTAGGTCTGTAATTGATTTGGAAACTTCTTCTGCTTCAGCTTCTAGAGTCTCAATGTCTGCTTCTTCTGCTGACTCACTCTTAACCTCTAGGTCTGTGAGGGAAGCTTCTTTCACTGTTAGTTGCTCTTTCAGTGATACGAGCATTTCAATTTTGTCTGCGTAGTTCTGCATTATTCGTCAATCTCCTTTTCTCTTAGTTCTTCGCGTACTTGCCTTAATTTGTCTTGCAAGTGACGTTTTCTACGCTCGTGGCGTAACTCGTGTAGTTCTTGCTTTTCTTCGTTGGTCAATGTTTCAGCTTCTTTGATCTTTGCCAGCTCGTTACACGGTGCCGTGACCACGGACACTTCCATGAGGTCGGCTTCTTTGATTACGCATCCGGCATATGGTCGTTTTACGTCTACAGGCTCATAGTCGAGCATCCTAAATCCTACGGAAAGGTCTGATACAGCACTCATTGCGATCAAATCAGCTACTTTTGATGCTTGACTGTCGTTTAGGTTCAACGTTCCTTTTGCTTGAAGTCCCTCACTATCAGTCCAAACCTCAATTTTTCCAATGACTTCACTTGTTTTGTGTTGCCATAAAAGCGGGTAGACTTTTCGCTTTGCTAGGGATTTATCCCATGCAGACCGATCAAAAATGTCCCCTGCACGGTCTTCATTTCCGAATGTACTTGCTAGACCATAAAATACTCCGCGCTCTTCTGTGCTTGATTTAATTTCTACTTGCATATTTTTAGTTGTTAGCATTCTGATTACCTCCCTCCTGTGGTGGTGGATTTGCTACGGATGTTAGCGGTATCGCATTGAGATTAGATAGTACGGTGTCACCGTCTGGAATAGGTGATAGATTTAATACCTCTCTAGCCTCATTTGGTGTTACTACAGATGAATAGATGCCACGGTAGGCAAACTCTGTGAAGTCGGCGAGTGATGCAATTTGCATGAAGTCCACAACGATCTTTACTCTGTTGCCTTGTGTGCGTGCCGTTTTTCCAAAATGCTTACGGGTGATCTCTTGCTCAATTACGTTCATGATCGGACGTAACACAGAGTTGAAATAAGCTTTCCATTGCTGATCCGTGTAATCTCCCTCAAAGATTGCTTTAGAGATTCCGAAACTTCTGTGCAGTTGATCCAGTAGGAAGTTTAGCTCTGACTCTGTGGCTGTGTTGTCACATCTACCTTGGATTTCCTGAAACGTCTCACCGCTCTCGGCGTATGCGATTGGAAGCGCACCAGATGCTACAGCCGCCATGTTTTTGACACGTTGTTCGGCATAAGCTCTTTGTTCTGCGTCACTGACCTTTGTGGAAAGGTGCAGGATTCCACGCAATTCATTTCTACCCTCTGTCACTTTCATAGATAGTGCATGTAGTGCGTTGTCAATTAATGAAGTGATACCTGCAAGGTGGATTGTTAATGTTGGTTTTGGATTTACGAAAATGAATACGTTTTCGATTGGTAGAACGTGTCTCCATGTGTCAACGATCAAGGTCACTTGTCCATCTTCTATTGACTCTATTGAGTCTGCTAGATGTATCTCAGTTAGTACGCCTTTTTCGTATTTTGGGATTACGGCGGCGGCTCCATCTTTTACAATGCGGTATGTCACGTCTGACCAGAAATTAGTTGGCGTTTGTTCTGGATTAGGTGATACAGTTAGACATTGCATTAAATCCGAGTTCACTTCTGAAAACGTACCCTCACCAGCTTTTACGTGTCGGTAGTCTGCGCACCCAACGTCTGTGGCTATCTTGCTGTAGACGCTCTCGACAAAGATAGAATTTTTGCGGAAAAAGTGCTGTGCTCTATGTACTGACCCAAAGTTCATGCTGTAGGATCGGCGGGATCGGAGTCTCTGCCACATTTCCGCGATTGATCTAATAAAACCTCTCATTTGATACTCCTTTCCTCTAGATTTTGGTAATACTTAGATAGGTCATGTTTACTTCTATATAATAGTTTATAGTGATCCTGAAAACAAAACAATAGTAAACGCAAAAAAACCACTACATTTTGTGTAGTGGCTCTTGTTTTGCTATTTAGTTACTAGATGTTGTGTATAACTTGATACTGAATTTTATGTTTGTACTATTTGAAAGTGTACTCAAACATGTAATCGTCTACGTAGGCGGCACCCTCGCTTCCTTTTAAGGCGGCTTGTATGATGTACCATTTACGCCCTGTGTGTTTGGCGGCATGGTTGATCGAATTACACAGCGTGATTTTACCTGTAATTAAACAGGTTACAGTAATAGGGATTCGCTTTTTCAATCTTGATGCAGGAGAGGTAGTACACCATAATAGATTGTCTGCGGCATTATTTGTAATATCATCGTCTATTCGGCTCACTTGTGGTAGTTCCTCTGGATTGGGGATGAATGTTGTTGCAACTAATCGCGAAACTAGAAAGGTGCGGCTTGTGTTTTGATTAAATAGACCTACCTGAAGAGCCTTGTTGCGCTTGTTAAGGTGTTGTTTTAACATTCTTCCGGTTTTGATGTTGCGGACTCTACCGTGATCGCTGACCTCGTATAAGTGTTCATAACCTTTGATCGGTAGCCATGTTTCTGTTGTGCTCATTGATTACCCCTCCTACTTACCGAAAATGGTGTTTTGTGCTTAGTTTACACTGTTTTCGGTGTTTTGTCTAGGCTACATCTATACTTACTATTATGATTCCGCGATCTCCGTACTCTTCCCCTCTAATTTACTTCGTTTGTGCTGATCATGAAAATCCAAGATGCTTTTGTTTCTTCTCTGTCATCTGCTTCGTAGATTTGTATTCTGTCTTCACCTGTGGTGGTGATTGTTTTGGCTGTGCGTTTCGCGATTGTGACTTTGATTGTTTCGTAGTCGTTTTCGGTTCGTTGCTCTGCGTGGTAGGTTTTACCGACTTCAAATTTTTTCATTGTTATTTCCTCCTTGTAGTGTTTTTATTAAGCGGTTTGTGCGTAGTAGTCTTCGGCGTACATCCAGCGGAAGCCTCCTGTTTTTGTTCGCTTACCTCTACATACTGATGTTATGCTTGAACTTATTAATTTTAATTCTTTTGCCGCTTCTGCCGTAGATCGCCATATTTTTATAACTTCTCCTGATAAAGTCATCTGTACTACTGGTACTCTTTTTGCATTCATATTTCCCTTTGATTTTTCTGATGCGGCGGCTCTACGCTCTTCAGTGCGGTTTGTTTCTGTTGATTTTCTTTGACGTTCTTGTACCAACTCTGGGTTTTCCGACTCCCATCTCTTTAGGCGCGTTGATGCTTGCTCGTTATTCAATAAATATTTGCTTTGTTTAATTGATGCGTTCTCCCTAAACTCATACGCTCTACGCACGTCTATATGATATGCAAGTTGTTCATCAGTGAATGTATACCCTAATGCATTTTGCTTACCGGACATTTTTTCTGATCTTTTTATTCGTTGCTCATTTGTAAACTTATAGCCTGTTATCCCATCCCCTCCTACTGTCTGATTGTAGCCGTTATCTGGGTTGGTAGTGTTGTGTTTTGCTATTAAGGAGATTTCTAGCGTTTTGGCTTCTTGTTCGGTTAGGTTTGTGGAGACTATTTCGTGGTGGATGTTGTCCCATCCGTATTTATGTATGGCGTTGTAGAAATATCTGTTTGTTTTGTACGCTTCTCCGCTTCTCCATCGTCTTTCTGGTTTTTGGCTTGTTATCCCCACATATCTTTTACCGCTGGGGGACGTATGTATGTATACAGAGTAGTTTCTGGTTTCGGTTGTCATTGTGAGTGTCCCCTTTCAGTAGTAGTTGCTGTCTTCCTTACTCTTATATTGTACCATATCAGTAAACATTTATCAAGCTTTTTATTAAAAAACTTAACGGAAATTAACTCTCCGTTAAGTCTTCGTGTCTATAATAGCTTGATAACTCCTCAGCGTTATCCATATAAGTTGATAGAGCAATCAACATAGCCATGGCTACATCAATTTTCCCTGTAGCTTTGGCTTTATTAGGGTATACGTTCCCCGCACCATCAGCTTTTACCGCCACATTTCCCATGTGCCACGTTGCTACCGGATCATTGAATATTATCTCTCCGTGTTGCAATTTGGACTTGAAAATCTTTAAGGCTGGGCTAAGTTGCTTTACAGTCATTGGGACTGGGTATAATATATCTCCGTGGTAGTCTTCTATTAATTGGGTGAATCTTCTCGCGTTCCAACGGTCGTACCCTGCTTTTATTATTTGCATGTTGTTGTCTTTGACGAACTTTTGCACTATTTCAAATATTTCATCTTGGCAGTTGTAAGGCTTTGTTATGAAATGAAAATCTCCGTTTGACTGCCATTGTAGATATCGCTCTTTTTGTGATGCTGGTAGTTCGTCAACTGTTTTCTGCGGCAGAAATTTTAGATTGTAGAAATAGTTGTTCTGCCCTTTACGTGCCATGAAGCTGACACAGCACGTATCTCCGGTCTCACTTAAGTCGATGCCGCATACTACCTTTGCATGGCGGTAGTCGCTCCCTACAAATAACTCTGGTTTGAAAGCGTCTCTATTTCCTCTACATTCTTCGTTAGAAAAATAGATACTGTGTGCGGTTGTCGGGAAATTGAAAGTCTTTGTTAATAGCTCTTTTTGTAGGACTATGTTACCTGTGGATGCTTCTAAGTCTTTTCTGATATCCTCTTTACGAACTGTTATGCCTAATAGTGGGTTTGACTTCTGCCACTTGCTTTCATCGCGAACTTCTTCGATATCATCTATTTCGTAGATGAACGGCATTATTGAATCGTCCTCTATTTCTCCGCTTAGGACTTTACGCCACTTACCCAAGTATTGGTCGAGCACTGCTTCTCTGATATGCCCTTGTGTTGTTATGATCCAGATCATAGGGTTTTTGTTTTTACGGAAAAGTCCGTCTCGTACGACTTGTATGAAGTTTTCTTCGTATGCGTGACATTCATCGAAGAACGCTAGAGACGTACCAGAGCCGAGACCGTCAAGTACTCTTGCGTCTGATGTTTTGATGCTGAATAGTGAGCCGTTGTTGGTGTTTAACAGACCTTGTTTTGTTGACTTTAGTACGCCTAATTGTTTCAGGTTGTAAAGTAGTGTTCCCTCACGGTTTGCCATTTCACGGGATGCGTTGTAAAGTAGGGCGGCTTGTTCACGGACACGAGCTAAGCAGATTGCTCCCTCGTTGGCTCCCTCTAGTAGTATGTGAGTGTATACGAGTGCGGACATGAGAGCTGTTTTTCCGTTGGCTCGTCCAACTACGAGAGGGACTTCACGTACCAGTCTTTGAGTGTCTATGTCTGTGTAGGTTTCACCTGTTTCGTTGTCTACTTTCTCTACTTCAATGTCTTGGAAGAAACCGTATACGACACTTAGCCAAAACCGTTGCGGTACCGCTAGTTTGAAAAGTTCGCGTTCTCCTGTCGGTAATGCGCACGCGCTTTCTATGAATTTTATCCGCTTTATGACTTCGGTGTGTCTGTACTCGTACTGACCAAGATATCTTTTGACTCTATCAACTGCTTGAATCATGGTTTTACATAGCACTATCTTGTTTTCTTCATAAGCTGTTAGGTATGCGTCAATATGTACTGCTTCTTTTCTTTGTCGGATGTATCTTTTTCCACAATACTCATTTAGCATTAGATTTCCTCCTTTCTATTGACTTTTACGGTTTGGTATGTTATTCTTTATTTGGTCATTTAGGAGGGTTTAGGTCTTATATCTGCCTTTCTTCCCCCTCCTGTTGTGGCTTTTTTCATTATGTATGGGGTGCTGGTTTTTACTAGTACCCCACTCCTTATATTGACATTGTCATAATTATGTGGTATTCTTTGTTCGAGCCGTAGCGTATGTGTTTTATGCCTTTACTCATTTTTGGGCGTACCTCTATTGTCGGGTGTTGCGGCTCACCATTTTTGATCGGTTCTTTCTTTTGAATCTGTGGGGTATCAGCTTTTGAGAATGGGTTGGTATCCCACACTCCTATTGACTTTGCTTTATGGTTATGGTATTCTTTTCGTGAGCTATGGCGATTGCCTTTTTTTACCTATCCTTTTCGGTATCCTGTTTTTATCGTTCATGGCTCACCAGATATAGAGGTTCTTTTTTCTTACGTGCGGATACTAGCTTTGTTGTTGGCTGGTGTCCGCACTCCCCTTTTTATTGTTGACTTTAATACGTTGATGTGTTATTATGGTTGTATTGAGGTTCTTTTTTTTTTCATAATTGGAGGGTATCGGCTTTGTGCATAGGTCGGTATCCTCCCCCTCTCTTTTTACGTATATGATCCTAGCTCATTCATTGCTTGGTCGATCAAATCTTTTTTGGTCGGCTTTTTTGCGCTTGTTTTCTTCTCTGTTCGTGTCTCTTGCTCACCGATTGCTTTTACCAGTGCCATGTTCACCCTCTGTAGTTGTGTGAGTGAAGTTAATAAGTATTGTGACGGTACAACTTTCTGGTCTACTTCCATTTGAATACCTTTTAATACGGCTTGAATGGCGATATTGTTTGAGTTGTAGTTGTGTTTCATATTTTTAACTTCAATAGAATCTTCCTTGTTGATTACAAGGTCTTTCAGCTTTTTCATAAGGCGTTTTCACTCCTTTTTAATGCTTTAGTGTAGTAAAGTTGTGCTTTTTGCTGTGTTTTATGTTGGTTTTTTGTGCATCATTTTGTATGTAAAATCCTGTGCTTTCAATCGGTTGGTTTTGTTGATGTTGACTGATTTCAGAATTTTCAAGAGAAAGATTTTTTAAAGCTACTGCGGCGTTTCTCCATGGTGGTCAGTGATTGCTTGGGTAGGGGGGCATTTAAATGGTTGATCAATTTGATTCTGGGCGCGGCGTTTTGGTTTGGCTTGTACATGTTGTCATATATTACTAGATTATGATTGTTTTGTTGTGCATATTGATGGTGGCTGTATAGGGTAGGTAGTTTAAAGGCTGACCAGTTTGATTGTGTCGCGGTCGGTGTGGTAGTTGTCGATGTGTCAGTTGTTAAGTGTTGTAGTTGTCGATGTGTCAGTTGTTAAGTGTTGTAGTGTTGTTACTTTAGTATGTTGAAGTGTCACTGTCTTGTATGTGACCAAGCTGACCAAGATGTGTGGTGCTCTTTAATGCGGTTGGTTGTTCTGCCTTGCGTGGTGACTTCCGTGGTGACTTGCGTGGTACAACTATGCAAGTTGTGTATCTTGATGATCTTACCGTGTGGTCTATGGTGGGTTACTATTCGGCTTGGTATTATGCTGGTGAGTATAATCAGGGAAACATGTACCCTCTATAATTTGTCGGGTGCTTGTTTTAGAAATGTTAAGGTGGGCTATAAATATACCCATGTGTATCCTACTACTGGTTTCCATAACATACACGTCCCCTCCTTTATGTATACTTCAATTATAGCTTGATCCTGATCACCTGTAAACTTTGATGCACTAATTGTTGATGAAAAGTGCATCAAAATAAAAGTTGGTCTTTTCTATGCGTGAGATCAAAGTCTGGTGTATCTCGGTGTAATGCGGCGTGGCAGTCATGATGTACGAGCATGAGGTTGTCCATCCCTAGCGTGATATCTTCATCGTACATGTTATCCTCTGTGATGGGCTGTTTGTGATGAATTGTAGCTTGTGAGTGGATGAAATGTGAACAATACTCGCACCTGTGTAGTGCTCTGTCTATCACTGCTTGGCGTGCCTGCTTCCATGCGGTTGAGCGATAGAACTTCTTTTGCCACTGTATGAACGCTTCGCTTTTTCCCTCGTCTCTGTATCGGGTTCCCATTAG